TGCTCAGCTCACGGGACATCTGTGCGCGAATAGTTGGATCTTTCTCAGAGGCTAATATCGCCACTCGAGCAATAGCCTGGTCTTTCGCATTTAAGCGGAGTAGGTCTTTTAATTCTTTAATCTCGTTGTCTATGAGGGTCCGAGCAACATTTTGCTGTTCGGCTTCAGACATCTGTACTTCACCGCTATCAACCGCAGCTTTGACCTCTTCCGTAGTTTTACCGTCCGTAGCTGCAACAATAGAATCATTTTCTGGTGATTGCGGTAATACGGGCGCGGCTTGATCTTTGTTAAGATATCCGTCGATCTGTGCGAGTTCGGCCTTGTCTTTAAGCAGCCCATCTTTTTCAGCAGGGGGCGCTTTGAAGTTTTTCAGGCGAGCACGGTTTGCCTCTGTAGTCTTAATCCTATCGACTAATTCTTCTCTATATCCTGTCAGGCGCTCTCGTGAGCCCGCAGGGCTGCCACGACGACGGTTGGTAGTTACGCCCTCTGCTGCAGCTATTAGTCGCCCACCTTTAGTAGAGCGGTCAACTTGCGACATATCAAACGCGGCTGCCGGTGCGTCAGGCTGTGGCGCAGCATCTGAACTAGCAGGCGTTTGGCCTGTATCTTTCTGGATTTGGGCAATAACCTCGTTCGCTTCTTCTGGGGTTTTAGCATTAGCGACAACAGCTTTTGCTCCGCGCTTAAGACCCCCAGAGGGTAAAGCATCTAATGCATCGCGCTGTACTCTAAGGTCAGTAATTTTATCCAGAGTATCTTGACGCGCTGCATCAGCCTCAACGCGATCTGTTTGGTTAACCGCAGATATCCCATCAAAAACACTTAAATCCGTTATTACATTCATACCAAATTCAGCGGCGGCCAACCTGGACAGCTGACCTGCTTCGAAGTTAACTACTGTGGATGTAGGGTCGCTAGACCCATCTTCGGTAACAGCACCTACAGATCCGTCTGCGTTCACTACAGTTACAGCGTAACCACCGTTAGGTAGTTGCTTAATTTCCGTTGCCTTTGAACCTTCAGGAAGGTCGCCAAACTGAGTAGCCATACCTAGAATGACTTGCTCTGCAACGGGGTCCCCGTCCTTAACGCGCTGCGTCAGCACATCAGTATCAATCGATAGGCCGTCCGGTGTTAATAAACCCGCTGTTTTGTATGTCGTCCAAAGTTTGTCGTTAGCAGCAGTCTTTTTTTCTGTATTAAATTTGTCTGTGGCTTGAGCGTTTGTAGTGTTTGCCCGAGTGTTAGCGTCTTTGTTATAAACATCATTGATGTTGAACTGCTCAACATTCAGGGCATAAGACTGATCGTACTGGCGCTTCTGTTCGTCGAACTTATCTCGAGCTAGTTTGTTTTGGAACTGCTGTTGGCCAAACGCTTGTACCGACTGTGCCCCGCCTAAAATACCATCTAAAAGTGCCATAAAAAATTCTCTTTAAAATGCAAAAGCCATAATGGCCATAGCACCTAAACTACCGAGGGTGCTATACGTTTGAGCCTTAGATGCCGCTTTGGCCTGTGAATAAGCGTTCTCACGCTGCGTAGCATTTTGAGCAGCAGATCCCAATTGACTTTGTGAAGAGCGGTTAACGCCTTGACCAATATTGATTAAATCAGACAGCTGCCGTGTATTAGCTTCACGCTGCGCTATTCTTGCGTCACCAACTGCCTGGATTCCCCCAAGAGTATTAGCGCGATCGAGGCTTCTAGTTTGCTCTTGAGCCTGAGCGGGGGTAAGTGCCGCGCCATAACGGCTCGCGTTGCGGTTAGAGATACCTGTTGCGATACCAGAGGCCGCAGCAGCATCAGTACGAGCAGCGTCGATTAATGACGTATCATTCTGAGCTCTGTCTATCATGCCTTCTTCAAAGTCACGATAATTATTTACATAATCAAGATACTCTTGGCGAGTAATCTGCGCATATGCAGCCTCGGGGTCGCTGACATTTGGCAAACCCATATTGTTATTAAAATAATTGTTGTAGCCGCCGAGTCCAGCATATCCGGCTCCTGAACTTCCGCTGTATCCACCATCTTGTATGGTTGTTACACCTAATTCATTATATGAATATCCACCAGGCATTTGAGACATCTTTAGCCACCTCCAAATATGTTTGAATAAGCAAGCCGGTTACCAAAACCGCTAACGGATTGCCCAGCGTCATTAACAGGGCTGAAGAAAGAGCCGCTTGTTTCTGTTGTTCTCATTCCCATCTCTGGACCTAAATCTTCAGTTTTTGTGCCTTTCGTTGCTTTGTTCTGCATACCCTGCATTAATGCAGCGCCTGCTACCTGGCCAGCCGCAGTCATCTTCGCGTTAGCTACCGTCTGCTTATTTTTCGCTCTAGTTAAAGCTTCCGATGTAGCGAGATTAGCTGCTTGTGCCATACCTGTTTGCGCATCTGCCGCCTGACCTCGCGCTGTTCCAAGCACGTTAGTCTGCATTTGATTTTTAATGTTAAGACCGGACGTGTTCGCTATACCCAACTGCCCTTGTAGAGCCTGTGCTAAGTCCCCACCATCTGCACCAGTCATAGCGCGTCGAGCCGAAGGCTTAGACAGTGCCTGCATCGTGTCAGCATTCGCTCTGCCGCGAAGGGAGTCAGTAGTGTTGTCAGTCAAAGATTGATCACGCATTTTCTGAAGTAGGGGATCATATTTTTGTTTGAAATGCTTGTACTCCGCCATAGCTACAGAAGCCGAGGCTTTTTCAGCTTCTGATGCCTGATAATCTTGTTGCTTAGGTGAGCTTCCCATATACGTCTCTCGTGTAAACAATTGTGTCTAACTGCCAGCCTTGCGAAAGAATATAATCTTTCAATTCAGGCACTGCAGACCTAACTTCTAATTTTGAAAAACCACCTAGCTTAGCCTGTTCTATAAAGAAGTCTTGATGGACTGATACTAAGTTAGTCCCTCTCTTCTCGGCCCAAGCTAGCCATATCAACATGGTCCTTTTACCAGTGAAAATATCTGTTTCACCTGTGGTGACAACCATCCCTTCATTAGTTGTCCAAAGCGTCGCCTGTTCTTGAGCGCAGGCTAGGTATATATCTGCAACCGTATATGTAAGCTGCGGATTAGCTTCTAAAATTTCTTCTACTGCTGGAGCCACCCAATGAATGTTGTCCTCTATGGGTGATTCAACAGGGCTATCCACCGTTACCATAATGTTTACGCCTTGTTCGCCATGCGCCTGATGTACCGCCGTATCTAACTGTTCTCGCTACACCTGTGTTCGCGCCTCGCGCTTTACGCTCCGCGTCAGTAACACCTTGGTTGAATAAACTGCCATACACCTGTGCGCCAGTTAGGTCAGTCCACTCTTTATTTGGGATTCTTAACAGTCTAAATAAGGCACCATTTACAATAGTGTCTCGATAGTCGTTCATCACATCGTTATCACACGCTGTGCTTGAATGGGTAGGTTTTAAAACAGCACGTAAAATGGTACTGGAGACCGTTGTGACTGTGGGCACTGGTGCTAACCAGAATAAAGCAGCGCCCTGTTGCACATAATACTCAGGTACACCGTTGCCTTCGCGCCACTTAGGTATGCGCTGCTCAAGCAGGGTAGAGGTAATAGGTTCAACATCTTTTCCGAGGTGTGACACCCACAGTATTTTTTGTACTGATGTGCCAGACGGAGCTTCGAGATCATACTCAAATATACCGCCGACTGTTGTTAGTGGGTCCAGTTCAGCTTGATATACGCTGGCTTTCTCACATAACTCTATAACGGCTGACCTAATACTATTTTCAATTAGCGTATCAGGACACCCATATACCATTGGTAATATTTCAGGGAGTAGCGTCTCATAAGAAATCGCCATGTGTTATACCGCCGCTTGTCTACGTTCCATATTAGGATTAGTCATTGCGTCTATCTGCCCTTTACCCGTCACTGACGTAGTAAATAACTGGAAATGACTACTAGCGCGTTGAGCGTTACCTGCGTACTCTGCGTCTTTCATGTACGCCATGTACAAAACATAATTCATAATAGCGTTAGCGTAGATATCAGGAATAGACAGTGACCCACTTTGCGCTACAGTGGCGGGGTTTGAAGAGTAAATAATCTCTAAATAAGCGTTACCTGCCACGCCAGGATAGACGTAAAAATTACGAGGGTTTGCTTCGTCATAAACATAGTGCTTTACAATTGTTGTGTGCGCTGCATCGCCAGCGACAGTTGGGTCGTGCCAATCAGGGCTCTGTGCGTCTAACACTTCTCTATCAACTAAACGAACTGATCGCTTACCAGTTCCGCTACTTGCAGCTGACATGTTTCTAACTGCTTTTAAAAGGCGGTTGCCTCCAGTAGGTATAGACTGCTTTGTTCCAGTAGCTAGAGTAACCGTCTCGTTGGCTGCACTTGCATCTGGTTTTAGTAAAGCTATCTCGCGCTGAGCGTCGTTAATCCACAGGACTAGTTCGCCAACAACCGGCCATCTAACGCCTGTTGTATCTTGAAGGACTGTTTGTGCTCTATCTATTACACTTTGTACTGTGACTGCCATGATATATACCTATGAGTTAAGGATTGATTCCCAGGCCGCTTCCCGTTCATCAGTGCCAATGGTTTCTCCCATAGCTTTATTTACTGCTGCTGCTTTCGGGTAACCGTCGGTTTTAAAATTCTTTGGGTCACCTTCGTCCATCATTTTTTCAAGTACTGTTACAAGATCAGATGTGGGTACGACAGGTGCTTCTTCAATTACTTCTTCGAACACTGCTTCTTCAGCATTTTGTTCTTCGACATATTTATCGTTATATTCTTTCGCGCCCATCTGTATTGCTAATAGGCCAACTTCTTCTGCTATCTCTCTTGGAACGCCCGCTTCAAACAAAACGGCTGTTCCGCCTAGGGTGGTCACTCTTAATGACGTTTCACTAACAATCTTCATGATTAATTCCTATATAAATAAAAAGCCCCCTCCGAAGAGGGGGCGATTGTCTTACTGTGCAGTATCTAGACAGATAACGCCGAAGTCCTGTACAGACCCTGCAATATCAGAGTTGTACTTAGGCTTGCGAAGTCCGAAGATCTTGCCTACAGAGATACCAGACTGGTTACCATAGTCGAAAGTATCTTCAACCATTTCAGGCAAACCAATGTCAGCCATAGCTAGAGACTGAGCACCACAGAACAGAGCGCGTCCGCCAACTATGTTAGCTGCTGCGCCCCACTTGTAGCCAGCTGCGCCAGCGTTAGATGAAGAACCAGTAGTAGCACCAGAAGTGTTAAACACATGACGGAACTCGTGGATCATTACACCATCAACCATCAACGATGAAGAACCAGCGAATAAGCTGTTAGAAGCTCCTCGAACACCAGCGTTACGAACGTTAGCGATGAAGTCTGCATCTAGCTTTAAGTCAGCCATTTGCTGTGGAGTAACAAACATGTGGAAAGTTTCCTGGTTACCAGCACCACGAATACCACGGATGTATTGATCTTTAGCATAAGCTTTCAGATTAACAATGTGCTTGTACTTCAGAGTGTCAGTAGCTACCAAAGCAGTAGTGTCACCAGCAAGAATGTCATCGCCATCAACTCGACGGTGTCTTGCAGAAGTGGGGGCAGATACGTCTGAAGCGAACTCAAGGTCAACCAACTCGTGTCCAGCAGTACTAGAAGTAGTACGCAGACCGCCGTTGTTTTTATGAGTATATGCAACGCCAGATAGAGACAAGAATGCCAACTGGTCACATCGGTCAGCCATTGCATAAGCAAGTGCGTCACGAGACTGTTCACGGAAATTAACAACAGTCTTCTGGTCAGTCATTCGGCCAGCGATTCTGTTTGCAAATCTCAACTGGTCTAGCTCAATGGTGATGTCATACGCGCGGAGGGCTTCTTCATTGCCTTCCAAAGTATTGTCACCAGTGATGCCGTCGCCGGTCATATCAGCAAGCAAAGTAATGTTAGCTTTGGTGCCTTTTTGGTTTTTAGTAAGTTCAGTTACGCGCTGTACCATTGCGTTTGAACCCGTACCAGCGAACTGGTTGATAAAAGATTGGTTGCGAGCTACTTTCCAGAAGTCGCGGCTCCACATTTGGAGTTGGTCGCCAGTAAGCGTACCGAAGTTTGTAGTGGCCATTATAGGCTCCTTTTAAATTGACAAAATAATTTATGCGGCACACGCCGCCTTATCAGCCGACTTAAAGGAGCGGCTAATCCGTATCTCCGTATCGTGGAGCAACGAACTAGCGCTTATTAACGAGGTGCGACCTCGACAGGTTTTACGCCTTTGTAGGCGAGGGGTACGTTTTTAACGGCTACGGGCCGACCACATATCGTAGTGATGGACGTATAAATCATATTAGTACAGCTAATATTATAATGCAAACTATTTTAAGGGGTTAGAAACATAATCAAGCGCTTCCCAGACCGAGTCTAAGTCTCGCCCAATTGCCTGAATCCTCTTGTCAATATCTTCGCTCTTAGCTGTAATTAGTTCAGCCTGCTTGACCGTGGACTTCATGGTCTCAATGTCTTTCTCAAGATCGGTGACCTTTGTCTTGATGTCTAGTA